GCTGCGAGGAAGAAATAATGGCTAAATCACCTGCATGGACTAGAGCAGAAGGTAAGAATCCGAAGGGCGGCCTCAATGCAAAGGGTCGCGCTAGTGCTAAAGCTCAGGGCATGAACCTGAAACCCCCCGCTCCTAAACCCAAAACAGAAAAAGACGCAGCTAGGCGTAAGTCATTTTGCTCCCGTATGAAGGGTATGAAAAAGGTTAATACCTCTGCTAAGACAGCTAAAGACCCTAACAGCCGTATAAATAAAAGTCTGCGTGCTTGGAATTGTTAACTAGGAAAAGCTATGGCAACTTACTTTACTCTCGATTTGGTGCCGCAAGGCGGTGGGTTGCTAGGGTCTCCTGTGTCTGTTGGAGTGGTAAACAACGGCACAACCTTTGCCGTTCCTATCTTTGAAGACGAAGCGTTAACTATACCACTGGCTAACCCCTTCAACATAACTACTACAAACATACACTTTTGGGTAGCTAATGGGGCAATAAGCTACGACATCCTTCTTAATGGGGGCAATCTTTTATCCCCTGTTACGATCAGCAACATCTGGACGTTACCGGGGCCGATCTGGGCTGATGTGTCTACATTTTGGGAAGACCGTGCCTCCGAGTGGGCGTACATTTCTCCCTACATTGTCGCCGTGGCTTCTCGGTCTGAAGAGGCAATGTGGACGCCAGACATGGCGGAAATCATTGAAGAAGCCTATGAGCGATGTGGGGTCGAGGTTCGTACCGGCTACCAATTCCGCACTGCTAGGCGCAGCTTGAATCTACTCTTTCAAGAGTGGGCTAATCGTGGGTTGAACCTCTGGACTATCGAGCAGGGCGAAATTCCTTTGAATGTCGGGCAGGTTGCCTATGAACTGCCGAATGATACTGTTGACCTGATAGAGCATGTAATACGCCAAAACCAAGGCAGTCAGTACAATCAGGTTGACCTGCAAATCTCACGCATCGCGGTGCCTACATACGCCACTATACCCAATAAACTCGCACAGGGTAGACCTATTCAGCTTTATGTAGACAGGCAAGCACCGACTCCGATTGTCCGAGTGTGGCCTACTGCGAATGTGACGGGATACACTTTGGTGTACTGGAGACTGCGGCGTATCAGAGATGCCATGAAGCCGGGGTATGGGCAGATGGATATTCCGTTTCGTTTCATGCCACCACTGATCGCTGGCCTTTCCTATTACCTGTCTTTGAAGGAAGTCAGTGCTACGAACAGAACCCCAATGCTCAAGCAGATGTATGACGAAGCATTTGATCTTGCTAGCCGTGAGGACAGAGATCGTTCACCAGTAAGGTTTGTGCCGAGGATTGTAGGGATTGGTAGCGGTGGCTGGTAATGTCTAAGAACTTCGCTTCTGAAAAAAAAGCCATAGGGCTATGCGATAGATGCGCCCAAAGATACCCTCTTAAGAAACTGCGAACCTATGTTGTCAAAGGTCGGGTCATCAATCAAAGGGTTTGCCCTACGTGCTGGGACCCAGATCACCCGCAATTATGGGTAGGCATTATCGGTGCTCAAAAGGCAACTAACGATCCTCAAGCCCTGAGAAACCCTCGTCCTGACACTAACCTGAATGACAGCAGAGGGTTGTTTGCGTGGAATCCTGTCGCCACTCAGACCATAGCAACGACAGTCAATAGTGTTATAATTTCACAATTCGATTCATTCTCTGAAACCTAACGAGGTTAGTAAGATGGCTAAGACTAAATGGGAAGGTTCTGCTAAAGACGTTGCCCAAGACAAAAAACTAGCGAAAAAGCACAAGATGTCTTTTTCTGACTGGGAGAAATCTTCAATGGACAAAAAGCATGATACGCAGAAGTCCATGAAGGGTCTAAAGAAGGGCGGTGTCACCACTGCTGAAGCTAAGAAAATGGGCCGTAATCTGGCCCGCGTTGCAAATCAGAGGACAAAGTAATGCGTAAATCCAAACCTGTATGCTGCGATCATAAAGAAGGCAGCGCTGAGTACGCGGGTGTTAAACAAGTAGAAACCCCTAAAGGCAACGGCTATCCTGTAGAACTGACCGCAGAAAAAACTGTACAGGTTCGTGGTACTGGCGCTGCTACTAAAGGAACTAAAGCATCTAGCAAAATGGGCTAAAGATGAGCTTAACATACGCGCAGTTGTCCACCGCTATTCAGCAATACACTCAGGTCAATGAGACAAGTTTTATTGCTAACATACCTAACTTTGTCCAAAACACAGAGGTCATTGTTAACAATGCGGTGCAACTGCCTGCGTCTAGGCAAACTGCTACGCTTACGGCCACTGCTGGAAGCCAATATCTGACGCTTCCTACGGGATTTTTGTCGATGTTTTCTCTGGCAGTGTCTAGCCCCACAGAAGGCTACGTGTACCTTCTGAACAAGGATGTTAACTACATCACTGAAGCCTATCCATACCAGACCGCTCGCGGTCTCCCCGTTGCCTATGCGCTGAACAACGCATCTCAGATGATTCTTGGGCCAATCCCAAACAGTGCCTACTCCTTGGTCTTGAATTACTACGCTTACCCGCAGAGCATTGTAACCGCAGGAACTAGCTGGCTGGGAGAGAACTTCTCGAACGTACTTCTCTGGGGGTCTATAACAGAAGCCTATATTTACCTGAAAGGGGAAGCGGATTTGATCCAGACCTATCAGGCTAAATTCCAAGAAGCTCTGGCAGAACTGAAACAGCTAGTCGATGGCAAAGATCGTGGCGATACATACCGCAGAGGGCAAGTTAGGGATATGGTGACGTAATGGCTATTTACCAGACTGTCGTATCTACATTCAAAAGTGAACTGCTGAGCGGGGTGCATGACTTCGCTTCTGGCGGAAGCACTTTCAAAATTGCCCTGTACTCGTCTATGGCTAATCTTGACTCGGCTACAGTGAGCTATACCGGAACTACAGGTGAAGTTCCCAACGGAAGCGGATATACTACAGGCGGAAAGACGTTAACAGGTCAGTCTATTACAGCATCAGGAACCGTTAGCTTTGTTGATTTTTCTGATGTTTCATGGATGGGCGCGTCGTTCTCCGCCGCAGGTGCTTTGATTTATAATGACTCTGCTGTCGGAAAGCCTGCTGTCCTCGTGCTCAATTTTGGTGGAACCTATCTGTCTACTAGCAGCACTTTTACAGTGAGCTTCCCCAACGCAACTAGCACTACGGCGCTTCTGATACTTAACTAACGAGCATAAAAGGCCGCACAATGAAAGAAATATCTCTGTTCCTTACCGTCGATGAAGTCAACGCTATTCTGGCTGTGTTGGGTGATCTACCTACCAAGTCAGGGGCGTTTCCTCTGGTCATAAAGATCAAGGAGCAGGCTGAAGAGCAGGTAAAGTCTGACGAAAGCGAAGCGTAAGGAGTAACGAGATGGCCTTTGGCTTAAGTTCTAAGTCCTTGAAACGCCTTGAAGGGGTGCACCCTGACTTGGTGAAAGTCGTCAAACGCGCTATTGAGATCACACCTATTGATTTCGTAGTAATTGAGGGCTTACGGACGAAAGAACGCCAGCACTATCTGGTAGCCAAAGGTGCATCCCAAACCATGAACTCCTACCATCTCACAGGCCATGCAGTAGACATAGCGCCACTCGTAGATGGGCAAGCTAGTTGGGATTGGAAGTATTACCATCAGTTAGCCCCTGCTATTAAACAAGCAGCTAAAGAGTTGGGTGTAGACATCACTTGGGGCGGTGATTGGCGAAAATTCAAAGATGGCCCGCATTGGCAGATACCGAGATGAAATTAAACCCTTTAGCAAGTTGGCTGCTAGATAGACTACGAGAGAAATCTACATGGTATGCCGTGCTGGGCCTTTTGGCCGCCTTAGATGTTCACTTCAACCCTGAACTTACGCAAAATATAACCGAGTTAGCTGTAGCTGTCGCTAGTGTGATAGCTTTCGTAACCAAAGAGGAAAAATAAATGGCGTCTACTTATTCCCCCAATCTTCGCATTGAACTCATCGGTTACGGCGAACAGAACAACACATGGGGTACTACGACCAATACCAACCTTGGTACGCTGATTGAGCAGTCGATTGCTGGTCAAGCTGCTATAAATGTAACCGCAGGAGATGTACCCCTGTCGGTTGCCAATGGCGCTACTGACCAAGCTCGTCAGATGATTTTGGGAATTACAGGTACTCCGGGCACTGCTCGAACTGTCACTGCCCCCAGTGTTAGCAAGGTATATGTAGTAGCTAACGGATCAAATGCTACTGTTACTGTAAAAACAGCCGCAGGCACGGGTGTTCCAGTTTCTGCTGGTAAAGCTAAATTTGTTTACTGCAATGGTACGGACTTCTATGAAGCTACCACTGAGCAGGCCAGCGCAGCTATTACGAACCTCACTGTATCAGGCAATACCATACTAGGCGATGCGTCAGCAGATACTGTGACTATCAACGGAACAGTTCAGCCCGGTGTGGTTATATCTGGGTCTTCTAGCTCTAATGCCTTACGAATCACGCAGACTGGTTCGGGCAATGCTCTGGTGGTAGAGGATGACACTAATCCTGATAGCAGCCCGTTCGTTGTTGAAGCGACTGGCGATGTTTTGATTGGAACAGCTACATCTATTGCGGGAGCATTTTCGGATACAGGAAAGTTACAGGTAGCAACAAATACTGGCGAAGCAACACAACACAATTATGCGTTCCTAAGTAACCCGAATGGGTCAATTATTTATCTTAACAAGTCCCGTTCAGGTACAATCGGCGCTAACACAATAGTCCAGAACGCTGATATTCTTGGGCAATTAGTGTTTGCAGGTGCGGACGGGTCATCTTACACAAGGGGAGCGGCTATCATAGCGGAAGTAGACGGCACCCCCGGCACTAACGATATGCCCGGAAGGTTGGTGTTCAGCACTACAGCGGATGGCGCTTCCTCCCCTACAGAACGGATGAGGATTGATAACGCGGGGCGCGTAGGCATTAACGGCACGATCAGCACCGCCGCTTTACTTTCCTTAAGAGGAACATACCCTACAGACTCAGTTGCCGCATGCACAGTAGCTAATATCCAAGGTACTATTCCTAGTACCGTAACAGGAACATATAACGGCGTCTTTAATTTCCCAAGCACTGCTGCGAGTACAGCACTTACCACATTCAGAGGTTTTTCTTCCGCATTACAGACACTGGGCGCTTCTTCAACAATATCTGTAATGCAGGGCTTTTATGCTGACTCATCGTTGGTATCAGGTACTACCAATTACGGCTTCTACTCGAATATAGCTACCGCTTCAGGCCGCTACAACTTTTACGCTGCTGGCACTGCTGACAACTTTTTCCAAGGCCCGATTAAAAGCAATGGTACTGTAGCTGGCGGGTATTTCGCCCATTCAGCAGGTACGACCGCAATGATGCTTGGTTCTTATAATGTGGTCAAAGTAACGCCAAACGCAACGGCAACTTATACTACTACTGTAGCTCCGGCAGGTGCTGAATCTTCCATTATCATCGTGACGAGCGGCACGACATCTTACACCATTACCTTCGGTACGGGGTTCTTAACAACGGGCACACTGGCTACTGGCACTGTCACGGCTAAGACTTTCGTTGTAAACTTCGTATCAGATGGTACCACTATGATCGAAACTTCTCGCACTGTAGCGATGTAATTTAGAGGAAACACAAATGGCAATATCAATCGAATGGATCGTTACCCGTCTTGAAGTAATACACAAAGACGGCCTTGAAAATGTAGCTGTTCAGGCATGTTTCGATGTCGAAGGATCAGATGGAGACCTAAAAGGGTTTACGCAGAGTGATGTGTCTTTCGCTAGTACCGATCCAGCTACGTTCACGCCTATCGAGCAAGTAACGAAGGAGCAGGCTGCCGCATGGGTAAAGAAGGCTCTAGGTAGTCGCGTTACGGAGTTTGAAGACCGCGTTATAGAACAGATTGAAAGACAGCGTGCCCCACAACCTAAGTCAATCGACCTGCCGTGGATGGCGGCCAGCGAGCCTGAACAGGCACCATTGGGTTAAGCTATGTCAAATCTATCCAACCAGCAAATAAACCAAACCTTCAACGGTTTACTCCAAGTCCCCGGAGGAGTTACTTCTGCCCTGCAAACGGTGCAGGATGGTAACGGTGCAAGCACTCAGCTAAAAGTAAGCACCACGCAGGTTCAGGTCGGACTCGTAAACTCTGGGGATATTCTTCAAGTGCCGGGCGGTGTTACCTCCCAGCTTAAAACTGTTTATGATGGGGACAATGTAGCTACGGGGCTGCAAATAAGCACGACTGGAATTAACGCTGCTTACGCTCAACAGGACTACGGCAGCTATGCCAACTACGTTGAGTCACAGACTATGACGTGGATAGCACACCGTGGCGGTGCGGGTATGGCTCCTGAAGACACGATGTCTTCTTTTGCGAATGGTATCGCACTGGGCAGTAAAATAATCGAGTGTGATGTGCAGATCAGCTTAGACAACGTACCTGTAATCATCCACGACTCTACTGTGGATCGTACTACCAATGGCACAGGCGCAGTCGCAGCATTGAATTACTATAGCTACATGCGCGGGCTGGATGCTGGATCATTCTTTAACGCAAAGTTTAGTGACAGCTACATCCCTACACTAGACGAATACTTCGCACTATGTCGGGCGCGTAACGCGCTTGCAATGCCTGAAATCAAAGGGTATAAAACCCAGAGCAATATCCAGCTTATGCTGGATAGTATGAATAACAACAACTGCCAACCGATTACGTGCTGGCAGTCTTTCAATTTTTCTGATCTACAGTACGTTAGAAATTTAGACGCTACTGTTAGCTTAGCCTATCTTTATACACCAACAACGCAGGCACAGTTGGACACTGTTATCGCTCAGTTAATTGCTCTCGGTGGCCCAGTAGAACTTGCCTGTAGTTATAGCACTGTACTAGCGAATCCCAGTATTACTTGGGTGTCATCAACAAGCGCAGCTAACATTAAGTTAACAGTTTGGACTGTAGACAGCCCGTATATTGCCAAGCAACTTATGGACTTAGGTATAAATCGAATTATGTCTAATTACTATCTGGGGAGTATTATTTAATGGCTATAGCAGCAGCAAATGTATGGACGCAATGGCAGTTACAAGGGTCAGGCGGGTCATACACCATAGACTCTTCTGGAGTTCTAAACATAATTGACGGCTCCACAAGCACTAATCAATCATTGTATCTGACGATTAACGTGCAAGGTGGGGATGAAATAGAATTTTCATGTAAAGCCAAAGCTAACTCCGGCCAAGGTCGGCAGTGGATTAACTATGGTTCCATCGGGAGTGCTTCTGGCGGAAAGCCAGAAATGATTATAGCTAACAACGCTGATTATCGACCATCTGTGCTGAAAGCTGTTGTTCCAGCGTCTTTCGATATTACAACGTGCTACATTGGCGTTGGGTGCACCACTCCAGATATTGGTGATATTTCTGTGATGGAGCCTGTTGTAACTCTCAATGGCACGCAGATTTACTTTGGGATTGACCCTAATAGCAATACCATTCGCTTTAACGCAACCACAACGCCTAATCGTACTATTGTTGCACAATCATCATTTGTTGATGTAAACGGCGGTTATAATGGCTTGTACGCTAGCATTGGCTCACTTAACCCCGCTCTAAAAATGGTGGGGGGCACCAATGAAACTACGACTTTTGGTATCGCCCAATATGCTGATGATGCGGCAAGCGGGACAATCCGCTTCGGTAAAACGCGCACCGCAGTCCCCGGAGATACACCAATCGCAACCGTCTTAAACGATTCTATAGGCGCAATAGACGCTAATGGCGATAATGGTACGGGATTTGTCCCCGGCGCTCGTATAGATTTTCTTCAAGATGGCGTAGCAGCGGCGTTTGTACCGACGGCAATTCGTTTTAGATGCAGCACGGATGTAGCTGATAGGACTACTCGTCTTACTATATCTTCAGATGGTAATTTACGCCCCGGTGCTAATAACGTGCAAGGCTTTGGCACTACTTCTCTGAGGTGGGCTAATGCCTATATCAATAATGTCTATAGCGCTAACTTTTATCCGGGTTCTTCTGGTACTGTTATATGGACTTCCGGTTTCGGCTCTCCTGAAGGAGTAGTGGCTGCGCCTGTGGGGTCTTTGTATACAAGGACGAATGGTGGTGCTGGTTCTACTTTATTTGTTAAAGAGACAGGGGTAGGCGACACTGGATGGGTAGCCAAATAACGCGGCTGCATACTTTTGAAAGCTGAATAGGAATCCACGTGCCCTTACAAAAAGTCCAATTTAGACCCGGTATCTCCAGAGAATCCACCAACTACGCCAATGAAGGCGGGTGGTACGAGTGCGACAAAGTGCGCTTTCGCTCTGGGGCACCGGAAAAGCTAGGGGGCTGGGCATGGCAAGGTGACGAAGAGTATTTAGGTATTTGCCGCCATCTAAACGAATGGACTTCTCTCTCAGGGTACTACTTGCTGGGCGTAGGCACTCACACCAATTTCTACATTTGGGTGCGCGAAAACTTTTATGATATTACTCCTTCGGGGCTAACTCCCGGCCTGCCCATAAATGAGTACGCCGCTGGCTGGGGTGTTGGACACTGGGGTACAGGGCATGGGTGGGGCACGCCGTCTCCTAGCACTTACTCTCCTACGGTTACGGTCACTAGGCTGCGTACGTGGAGTGGGGACAACTTCGGGGAAGACCTCGTTTACAACCCAGCCAACCTGCCGATTTACTATTGGGATGCTTCTGTCAATCTGGACTCAAATGGGGTAGTGACTGGGGCGGGGGTAAATGTAAGGTTCCTACCGGGTGCTGACCTATGCGCTCCTTCTATAGCGTCTTGGGCTTTTGTCACCGAGGAGCGGCATATTGTTGCGCTAGGGGCTAATGTAACGATTCCGGTTTTAGCTGAGACTATTGTTATTGACACAAATTACACCATAGCAGAAGTTGGTAACACAAATTTTATCCCTCTTGGAGCAGCATCTAATACCATCGGGGTTAGCTTTACCGCTATCTTGTCAGGGTCTACGGTAGCAGGCACTACGGGTACTGTTGTTAGTACAAACACTGCTCAGCAGCCCATGATGGTTAGCTGGTGCTCGCAAGAAAATCCTTTGATATGGAATCCATCTGACATCACAAACACTGCGGGCAATCAACTGCTGTCCATAGGTAGCCGCCTCATAACAGCGGAGAAAACGCGCCAAGAGTATTTGCTTTGGTCTGACGCTGCTCTGTACTCTATGCGCTATCTGGGTGCTCCGTATGTCTTTGGGTTCAATGTTATCTCAGCATCAATAAGCATCGCGTCCCCCAATGCCAAGGCTAGTGCAGCAGGTATGACTTTCTGGATGGGGGTAAACAAATTCTATGTATACACAGGAAGAGTGGATTCTCTCCCGTGCTCTTTGTATCAGTATGTCTTTTCAGATATAAACGCCGAGCAGCTAGACATGGTGTACGCAGGCACAAACGAGCGCTACAACGAAGTGTGGTGGCACTACCCCTCCGCTGAGTCATTGGTCAATGATAGGTATGTTGTCTATAACTACTTAGAAAAACTCTGGTACTACGGCTCTTGGGATGCAGCGCAACAGCGCACGGCTTGGATGAACTCCACTCTGTTCAAATACCCTGTAGCGGCAGCGGGTGTTACGGCGAGTGGGAAAGTGCTGTTCCACGAGTTAGGAGCTGATGATGGCTTTGATATTCCGGCGGTTGCTATCGACGCTTATATTCGTAGTGCAGACTTTGACTTGGGTGAGGGCGATAGCTTTTCATTCATCAAGCGTATCATTCATGACGTAGATTTTATTGGGTCTGATACCACTGCTCCTGTTGCTGATGTTACGTTATCAGTGAGAAACTATCCGGGCCAAGCTAATTTTATGCAGTCGAATGACGCCGTTGTGGACGGCTCTGAAGTTACCATTCAGGTATACGAGTACACTCCTGATACGTGGCTCAGACTGAGAGGCAGGCAGGCTTCCTTCCGCATAGAAAGTGATGGCTTAGGCGTTCGCTGGCAGTTAGGTGTTCCTCGATTAGACATTAAGGCTGATGGCCGCAGGTAGATAAAATGGCTAATAACAACAACGTACCCAACTCAGTCCTCCCTCTGCCTCCTTTAGAATATGACACGCAGTATTTTAACAGCCTCGTTCGCCAGCTCAATTACATAATCCAGCAACAGGCGAATCCGGGGCAGATGCGCGGGGCGACCCTGACTTTGACTAATTTACCTACTTCTGCCGCAGGGCTGCCTTCTGGCTCTATCTGGAATAACGCGGGCGTTTTGAACATTGTACCTTAGAGGCAATCATGTACGGACTTGAAAATCTTTTTAGCCAAGGAATCACCGCTGTAGGAGCACCTGCACTATCCTCGTTTGTTAAGGAAGGCACGGGGGACATGATTGCTTCTGGGCTAAGTGGGCTGGATTTGAAACCGGATACGCTCAAGCTGCTGGGAGATATAGGCAGTGGGACTCTTGGTGCTTTGTCTGGTGCAGCTCTTGGTGCGGGTCTTGGCGCTCTTACTGGAGGGCAGGCAGGCGCAGCGGGCGGTGCGGCTACAGGTTTGCTAAGTGGCGGCTGGGGTGCATACAAGTCCAAAGATATACAGGGTGCGCTGGGCAACCCCATGACGCAGCAGGGTGTGGCAAATACTGGGTTTGGTGTGACTCCAGAACAGTTAGCAAAGCCTCAAGCCTTTGGCGTATCCAATCAGCAGTTAGCAGGGCAAAACGCATCTAGCCCCATAGCAGAAGCGTTCAATAAACCTATTGGCGAAATGCCTTCTGAAGTAACGGCACCCACTGCCGTTGCCTCCACTCCTGCGGAAGCTGCACCCGCTTCTTCTGATGTAGACTTAGAAAAATACTTTGATATAGCAGGCAAGGGGGCACTGCCTGCATTTACACTTGGCTCTGGTATTGGCAGTAACATGGCGCTCAGCGACTACATGAGCGAGCAAGAACAGCAACTACAGCAGAAACGCCAGCAAGAAGCAGCCAAGTTAGCACAGTTGACTCAGGGATTATACAACTCTCCGGGCTATGCAGATGGCGGTGCGCTAGAAATTCATCCTCCCAACACTGATGCAACTATACGGTTCCCTGAGTGGTTTCTTGAAGACTACCAACGGTCAGGTGGCCTCGCTGCGCTGAAAGATCGCTTTGCTAACGGCGGCTTTATTCATACCCAGCCCATAGACCCTAACGCAGCGTACCCACAGTCACAAATAGCTCGCGCCACTCCCTATCCAGCGGCCTCCCCTCAGCGGAGTGAAGTTGTAGATCATTACGAGCATGGGGGCTTGCTTGAGGGTGATGGAGATGGGATGAGCGACGATATTCCCGCTAATATCTCAGGACAGGAAGATGTACGAGTCGCTGATGGCGAGTATGTTGTGCCTAAGAAAATAGCGGAATCTATGGAAGCTAAGTTAGACCGTATGCTCACAGCAGTACGAAGTGCCGCGCATTCGCATAAGGGCAAGCAGATTATTCAGGACGCTGCTAAAAAAGCCTTCATCCATGCTATGACCGGAGTTAAAGCCTAATGAACGCTGTAGCAAAAGGGGCGCACCTCGCTGAGCTGAAAGCCAGCATGCACAATGCGATAGACTCTGGCGAGCTTACCCAGATTGAAGCCCCGTTGGATCACTACCATACGCCCGGCTTATATGGCAGAAGAATCTATGTCCCTGCGGGGGCGACGGTTGTAACTAAGGTGCATAAATCAGAGCATATAACGGTCGCGCTTAAAGGCCACTGCATTGTTGTAGATGAGCTAGGTAATAAGGCAGAGGTAATAGCCCCTGCGGTGTTTGTAACTAAACCCGGAACGCAGCGAGCAGTATACGCAATAACCGACGTAGAGTGGCTAACAGTCCATGCTTGTCAAGAGCAAGTGCTGGAAAAGATAGAAAATTTTTTGGTTTGTGATACTATGACTGAATACAACAGTCTACAAATTGAGGATAAGTTATGAGCTTCGCCGCCCTTATCACTATCGGCACTACTATAGGCAATGTCGCCGGGGCAGCGGCAGCTTCTCTTGGCGGCGTTTTAGGTGGAGCAGCGGGCACCGCTCTCGGTGCAGGGGCTGGCGCTGGTGGTTTGGGCACTATGGCTGGGGCTACTATGGCGGGCAGTGCAGGTTCTGCACTAGCAGGTACGGCACTTGCTCCTGCGGCGTCAACGACGGCTCTAGCTAATCTAGCTGCGGCGGGGGCGGGAGCAACGGCTCCAACGTCTTTAGCTTCTGGGGTGGGCGCAGGCGCAGCCGGTAAAATGGGGCTGGCTGGCTTACAGGGAGCGGTTCCCGCTAGTCCGGGCGTGGGTGTTACTTCTGCGGGTGTTACAGCACCAACAGCAGGAGGAGGTATGTCAACTGCTGCACTGCCTTCAGCGGCGCAGGGGGGACTAGGGGCTGTAGGAAACTTCTTAGGGCAAACGGCGACAGGGCAAGTAGTAGACCAAGGCGTCAAAGGTATTCAGGCCCAGCAGCAGCGTGCTTCGGTAAATGCGGCAAATCGTAACGCAACCAGACAGCAACAGCAGGAAGGGCAAAAAGCCCAAGAGCTAGGAGGCAATCTTATGAACCAAAAACTAGCACATGGCGGCTCAGTTAATCTTGAGAATGGGCAGTTTATTATCCCTGCCGACGTAGTAAGCGCTCTTGGTAATGGCTCAACTAAGGCGGGCGCTAAGTTTCTTGATGAGTTTTTCGGTAAAGTCTAGTGGCCTATAGCGTCCAAGAAGTACCCATAGAGTTTGTAAATAGAGCGTGGCCTGATGTAGAGAAGTTTATCACCACCTCTGTTGAGTATGCTGATGGAGAGTTTACTTTAGACGAAGTGAAAGCGCGGCTGGTGCAGGGTTCTTGGGCTTTAGTTGTTGCAGTGGATGAGAGCAACACAGTGCGTGGAGTAGCTACCGTGGCTTATTATAATAGAACTGACCATCGCGTAGCTTTTGTGACTAATTTCGGCGGTAAGTTTGTGTCCAATCCAGAGGTGTTTTCTCAGTTCGCTTCTATCTTAGTGAGCAAGGGGGCTACATGTATGGAAGGGGCGGTTCGTGACTCGATGTTGCGCTTGTGGGCTAGGCTAGGTGCCCGGAAAAAATCCACCAATATCCAAATCATATTGTAAAAATTTAGAAGGTAACATTATGGCCTCAGCTCCCGGACAACTCGCCCAAACTTCATCCACCCAAATAACCGACCTTTCGGACTACGCTAAACAACTATTGTACGGGCAGCAGTTTGCTCCCGGTTCTGTCACCTTGCGCCGTGGCGCTCAAGATGCTCGTTTATACGAAGGCATGTACGGTGGCAATCCTGAATACACTAGGCAGTGGGCGGGGTTAGCCCCCGATGCAGATTTGGCAGCATATAAATCCCAGCTAGGCACTGCCAACCCACCTGCTACCAAAGAAGCGCCAAAGGAAGAAGCGCCGAAAAAGGCGGCTGAAGGCGGCATCATGTCCCTACGTGGCTACAAAAAAGGCAAAGGCATTACCGCTGACCGCGCTGATTTTCTCAGGACTAGGCAAGAGGAAGGCAAGAAATTAACACCTATGCAGCTAAAGAATCTCGCTGCATACGACAAAGCGGAGGCCAAAAGAGCTGCTGCATCCCCCTATACCCGTGCGGAAGCAGATGTAGGCGTAGTGCCATTCTACGACCCTAAAACAATGATGTCTACGAACCCTTACTTTCTTAGGGCTATTGAGGAAATAGAAAAAAGAAAGTCGTGGACTGATCCGGGCGTGTCTGAGCAATACATGAGTCCCTACATAAAGAATGTCATTGACGAGCAGAAGCAGCAGGCTAATAGGGACTTTGCTCAACAGCAGAATCTGCTCCGTTCAAATCAGGTCGGCCTGGGTGCGTTTGGTGGCTCTCGCGGTGCATTGATGGAAACGGAAGGCCAGCGCAACCAGAATTTCCTGCTAAACAAAATAGCCCAAGAAGGCTTGCAGAACGCTTACACGCAAGGTATGGGTCAGTTTAACACGGGGCAGGATCAGCTAATGGCAGGTGCTCAGGGCTGGGGTGCCGCAGGGCAAACGCTACAAGGTCTGGGCCAAGACTACTACAACACCAGACAGCAGAGCGCTAAAAATTATTGGGGTGGCGCAACGCAAGCAGCGAGTCCGGGAGTAACCATGATAACAGGTATGCCGGGATCAGCTACGACGGGGCAATATACTCAGGTGCCTAGCTATTGGGGTGCAGGTAAAGCTAAAGGGGGCAAAGTATGAGCCAAGGAATTGTTGACCAGCTAACTTCTGCTTTCAAGGTATACAGTGCCAATCCTAATGCGGCTAAGCAAGCTGTAGCCGCCGCTGCTCAAGGACAACCTATAGGGCCGAAAGGACTCGCCGCCGCCGCTGCGCTGCAACAAGCACCGCAGGCACAAACCCCCGCACCCCAAGGCACAGTGATGCAGCACCTTGCTCAACAGCAAGGTATTATGGGCCAGCTCCCTGCTATGCAGGGACAGCTTCCTCCGGCGCAGCCACAACCTGAACCTGAAATGGGTATGGCAGGTGGTGGTCTAGTGTCTTTTGCTCAAGGCGGTGTAATCCCCCCTGATGTTCTTGAGGCTATCCAAGAGCACTTTGCTCAAGGTGGCGCAGTGCGTGGATTCCCCACAGGTGGCTCCTTACAGGCGCTATCAAAAATGATACCTGATGCTCCGGGCTACTACGAATCTGGGGATATACTCAGCCGAGAAGATGAAAAGCTGATGCAGGAGTTATTGCGGGAGCAAGACACGGCGACCAGAGCGCGGCTAGAAGAAGAGGCAGCGCGGAGAGGATTACGAGGAGAGCGCTCTAGTCCTTCTGCATATCAACAGCGGGCGGGTATGGTCTCTGACCAACCGGAGCCAACACAAGGGCGGGCCACGCCCAAGTCAATTCAAGGGCTATCTGAAGCAGACTCTGCTACAGAAATGGAGCGGTTGAACCGCCGCCTCAAATGGCAGAATTTAGACAAAAGCGTTGGGTATGAACTACCTAAAGAGCCGCCTCCGGCAAAAGCCCCCCGTGGTATGGACACCAGCAAACTTAGCAAAGAAGCACGAGAGTTTCTTAGCAGGGAGATACCACAGGCAGAAAAACTCGCAGTGCCTGAAGCAGAAAGCCTAGCAACTAAACTAGGTAAAGTGGGTAGGGCCGCAGGTAAGTTCGGCAAAGGGCTTGGGCCAGTAGGCGAAGTGCTTGGGCCAGTAGGCAAAGTGCTTGGGCCAGTGGGCGTAGCACTGGGCGCTTGGGATATGATTGACTCACTCGCTAACCCACAATTCCAAAAACAGTATGCTGAGGACTGGAAAGAGTACATGCCCTCATGGATGGGAGGCAAAGCGGCACCGCAAGAGGAAACAAAAGGAGTTACTGCCCCGCCAAAAAATGGAGCCTCCTCTGATAAAACAAGGCTAGGCGTTACTGAGCAACAGATGGCGAAAGTCTTTCCTAGTGCAGGGCTAGGCTCTCTAAAACAGGAAGGCAAACAGGTTGGTAAACAGGAACCTACTACGGGCGCATCTGTAACACCTCGTGCGGAGCCTACTCCAGAAGCGAAAAAAGCTGGGTATACGCCACCTGAAGAGCAGACCATAAAGACAAATAGCCAAGCGGCCCCTGCTGCTACAGAAGCCTCTCCGCAGGGTGCATCCTCTCTCATGCCGGGAGAAAGCTATGGCATACCCTCTCTTGAAGGCCAAGTCAAAATGCTGGACGAACTGCGTGGGTTATCCAACGCTAAGATGTCTGACGCGCAGGCTAAACGCCTTGAAGAAATGCAGACTGGTGCTAAGGAAGACAAATGGCTAGGTGCCCTTATGGGTATGATTTCTGGCACATTGGGTTCTTCATCGCCCTATCTAGGTCAAGCTATCGGGACTGGTGGCATCCAAGCGCTATCCGCTTACCAGCAAGGAGCTAAAGAAGAAGCAGACATTGCACGTAAAGCCTATGACATATATGGAGAAGAAGAAAAAGCCCCTCAACTGGAGCATGCTCGCAACGTCGATACAATTTTGAAACTGTTGCAGCAGAAAGCTGAAATGGCAAGCGAAGAGCGTAGAGCGGCGAATAGAGGGAGGATGCCTTTTGAAGAGAGATGGGCCTTAGACCGAGAAAAAGGGATAGAGGCTGAAAAACGCGCTGCGCTTGTGTCTGGTAAAACTAATGCAGCTATTGAGCATGCTGCTCTCCAGCAAGCGGTGGCTGATTATAATGCAGCAAGAGACAAGGGCGAAAACCCCAATTTTGACCAAATACTAACCAAGGCGCGAGTTCAATATGGGCTTACCCCGTTAGGGCTAGGCGGTGGCGAGCTAGGCGGGGGCGGGCTGGGTGGCGGTTTAACAGTTACAAGACAAGGCGTAAGGCAGTAAAATACCTCAAGCAACTTTAACTCAGGAAACCGCATGGATAAGTACGCTGGCCTTGCTTCTTTGTTCGACCCTTCTGTTGGCTCTGGCGATGCCGCGCTAGACGAGCTTATAGGGATACGCCCCTATACGGCCAAAGAACGGGAAGAGGATAAGCGGCGAGAGCTAGCGGATATAGAAGCCTACATGGGTGGCGAGGCTAGGCCAATGCAGGGTGATGGTGAGCAGAATCTCGCCTATGCCCGTAGATACTTAGAAGCTAAGGGGTTCCCTGCACATATTGCTGCTGGTGCAGTTGGTAACTTTGCACAAGAGTCAAGCGGTATTTCGGGGGGTTCCTTAAACAAGGAGGGTGGGCTAGGTATCGCTCAATGGCGCAAAGAAAGGCTCTATGGCGGTGGCGGGTATGAAGGGCTAATCCCTTTTGCAAAACGCCAAGGGCGCTCTCCGCAAGACCTTACTACGCAGCTCGATTATTTTGTTAGTGAGTTACAAGGGCCAGAAAGAGCTGCTCTCGAAAAAGCTATGCAGACGCGCACTCCTGAGCAAGCTGCTGTCATACTTGGGCGCTACTATGAACGTCCGAATGAACAGTATGCCAACTATGAAAATAGGGCCGCGCAAGCGCGGCGCTTCGCTGCTATCCCTGACGAGCAAATACAGAACGCTCCGTCTGGAATGTACTTAGATGTAACAGGTGGTAGGCCATTCCAACAACGGCAGGGACAATCCCCACAATACTCTCAGCTAGAAACCACCCCCATGCAGTTAAGCACGGGGCAGACGATCAATGTTGAGAAGGGCATGTCGCATGAAGAAGTAGCGGCTATGCTGAAAAAAGAAGGCATAGAAGGCGTTCCGCTACGCCAATTCCAAGCGCCCAACGGCCAGACTGTCAACGCTGAATATGATATGTCTGATGACGAGGTGCTGGGTATGCTTCGCAAAGAAGCCCCTGAATATGCTACTCCTCAAGGCGCTCCCACTCCCAATAAGTCAAGCTATGGCGCTGCGGCTAAAGAATCGCTTCTGACAAGCGGTGCAGGGATATTTACAGGGCTTGGTGGAGAAACAAAAGAGCTAGGGAAAGCTGTGGCTGACACTGAACTGCTGGGGCAGTATGCGAAGCCTATAGGCGAAGCCATTACAGGTGCTGGGGAGTCGATGCGTGGCTATGGTGAAGAGCTAGGTCATAGAGCAGAGGGCGTCTTTGAGATGCCTAAAGATGCAAGTTGGTTTGAGAAGACTGTAGGCTACCCAATCGTTCAAACAGGCGCGGGGGTTGTCCCTTACGCTGCTGCGTATGCTATTCCGGGTGTAGGCCCAGTTACGGGCACTGCTGCTCTATACGGCGGCGCTATGGGTGGGCTTGAAGAACGCGCTAAGGAAACAGGTAAAGAGTTTGTACCTAGCGAAGCACGGCCCTATGCTGTGGGTGAGACTGCCCTTGACTATGTAGGCGGCAGACTGCTCGGCCCGTTGAAAAAGCTATTCAGTGATGACGTAGTGCTGGGTGCTAGAGAGACTATTATAAAGGCTGTAGAAAAAGGCGGTATTGAAGAAGCCAAGAAACTCGTAGGCTCACGCCTCGGCAATATAGCTAAACAGGTAGGCATCACGGATGCAGCCTTCACCAGCAGTGAAGTAGCTGAGAATGTCATAGAACGCGCCTATGCTGGACAGCCCTTATTTGATGACTCTGCTCTACAAGAGTATGTTGGCACTGCTAAACAAGTTGCAGGCTTTGGTGGCGTTGCCGGTGTAGCGCAAGGTCTTGGCAGACACCACATCAAGGCTACAGAAGTAGCCCGCATCGAAGAGCAGAAAGCTACGGAAGAGGCACTAGCCGCACAGAAAGAAGCCCAGCTCGCTCAGCAAACAGCCCTAGAAGAACAAGCTGTTGCTAAGGCAGAAAAAAGGAAAGAGCGCCAACCTATCGAGATACCTGAAGAATTACAAGGCATGCCCTATAAGGACGCTGTGCGCTACATGCAGATGCAGGAAGCCAAGGCGCAGCCCGTAGCAGAGGAAGCCCCAGCCGAAGCCCCCGTAGAAGAAGTACCAGAACCTACGGTGCAAGAGAAGCCCTACTACGAACAATTAGGGCTGAAAGCGCGTAAGAATACCCTAGTCATGAAGGGATTGAAGCAGCTTAACCCAGATGACCCTTCTCATGGCCCCACTATCAATGCGTTTCTTGATGAAATAGAAGCGAAGAATATGCCCCGCGATCAGCAG